GTTTAATACTTACGGTATGTTGCCAGCACTTGTTGAGATGGATTACGAGACTAACTCTCCACGTATCCGTTTGCTCAACCCGTTTGGTGTCTATCCTGAGATTGACCGCTTTGGTCGCACCACTTCACTTACTCAGATAGTTGTAATGGATGCAGAATCCCTTGCTGCTCAGTATCCAGAGTTTGCACCACAGATTTTGCCACGTAACAACTACGTTCAAGGTTCACCTAACCTATCCGTAGTGCGCTACCACGACAAGGATCAGGATTTAATCTTTATCCCAGAGCGTGACAACCTAGTTCTTACTAACTTACCTAACATAACTGGTAAGTGTTTAGCATCAGTTGCTATGCGTTCATCCCTAGATGGCGAAGCACGTGGACAGTTTGATGATGTGCTATCTGTACAGCTTGCTCGTGCTCGCTTTGCAGTGCTACAGATCCAAGCAGCTGAGAAATCTATCCAAGCACCTATTGCTATTCCACAAGATGTGCAAGAGTTGGCACTTGGTCCTGATTCAATTATGCGTTCTGCTAACCCACAGGGTATTCGCCGTGTTCCTTTGGAACTACCACCTGGAGTCTTTACAGAATCTGGTGTCCTAGAGCGTGAACTACGTATGGGTGCTCGTTACCCTGAAACTCGTTCAGGTGATATCAGCGCATCTGTTATTACAGGTCGCGGTGTACAAGCCCTACAAGCAGGATTTGATACACAGATCCGTGCAGCACAGGCACAGTTTGCTCGTTTGTTTACAGACCTAGTATCTCTTTGCTTTGAGATTGACGAAAGAGTCTTTGGTTCTATGACCAAGGAGATTCGTGGCGTTGATGACGGTACTCCATACTCAATGAAGTACATCCCATCACGTGACATCAAGGGTGAGTACGGCGTAGATGTACGTTACGGCATTATGTCTGGTATGGATCCTAACCGTGCCATCATTGCATTGCTTCAGATGCGTTCAGATAAGCTCGTATCACGTGACTATGTACGTCGTGAGATTCCTATGGAACTTAACGTCACACAGGAGGAACAACGTGTTGATATTGAAGAGATGCGTGACTCTTTGCGTGTTGCTGTTGCACAGTATGCACAGGCAATACCGGCTCTCGCGGCGCAAGGACAAGATCCAAGTCAAATTGTTAACCGCATCGCAGGTGTTATCCAAGGTCGTCAAAAAGGACTCTCACTAGAGTCTGTTATTGAAAAGGTCTTCGCTCCTGAACCACAACCAGCACCAATGCCAGGTGCAGAACAAATGATTCCAGCAGCAGGTGCGGCCCCCGCCCCTGCCTCGCAGCAACCTCCACAAGAACAAGGCGGTATGGCCCCTGCTGCTGGTCCAGCTCAACGTCCCGACATTGCAGGTTTACTTGCATCCATCACAGGCGCAGCATAGGAGGAGGTGTAAAATGAAAAAAGGAACATTCGCAAAGGCAATTATGGCTAAGGTCGTAGAAGGCAAGCGAGATACATCAAAGCCAGCAGGTCCAGGCAAAGTATCTTTTGGTATGACTCCAGCAGGCCGTAAGGGTACAGCTGTTAAAAAGGGTAAGTAATAATTCAAATGAGAGGCGTGCTGGATGAGAAACGATGACGATTTTATACCTCGTCCAGTACGTCGCTCTGATTTTACAGTGATCTTTGCAGGCTTAGTACACAACCTAGCCTCATCATTTCACACATTTACAGAAGAGATATTAGAAATTTCTATCTATCACGCTAATCAAAAGACAAAGACAATGAAGGCTTGGGAAGATATGAGCCAAGACCTAGAGAAAATTCAGGAGGAAACAGATGGCTAGAGGTCCACTCGCCGGTGCTTCAGGTCCTGGTAAGTTTTCAAAGCGAACAGATTTACCTTCTGCCTATTACGGTGAAGGTGTAGAAACAGCAGCCATTAAATCAGGTGCGCCATTGGCAACAACCCCAGATGTGCGTCCATCACAGGCTCCAGCAGTACCTGCTCAAGAAGCAGTCACGCCACTATTTGCACCAACACAGCGTCCAGAAGAACCTATCACTACAGGTATTGACCGTGGTGCAGGACCTGGTTCATCAGTATTGGCTATGCAGTCACAGTTTGCTACACGTAAACTCTCTGACATCTTAGCTGAGATGATTCCATACGATAACACTGGAGAAGTTGCTATTCTTTATCAGAACGCACTAGCGCGAGGTAACTAATGGCTGATAATCTTTCATCAGCATCGTATGCAGCCAAGTTAGCAGCAGAAGATAAGAAGAAACTTGAGGCATTTAACAAGTCTCTCAAGGCTCACAAGGAACTTACCAACCTGCCACCAGAACTTGCACAGAAGCAGTACGCTAAGTACACACCTGCACAGCAAGCATCGCTTCAACAGCAGTATGGCAACGAAGATCCAGTGCAAAAGCCAGACCAAGGTTGGTTATCTACCACTTGGAACTACACAGGCGGTGCAATTCTTGGCGGTCTTAAGGAAGTTGGCAAGGATTTACTTGGTGGACTACAGAATGTATCTGATTTCTCTACACGTGTTGCTCGTACAGTCTTAATTGCTGGCGATCAGCAGGTAGATCTTAACGAGGCTTGGGACATTGCCAACGATAAAGGCGATAAAGTCTTTAGCCCAGGACGTATTGAGCGTGCCAAGGAACTCTTTGACCCAAATGCTGTAACTGTCGCTATGCGTATTGCAGCAGGTGAAGACCAAGGTAAGATTCTTAAGGAATCAACACCTGAGCAGGCTAAGTATCTTGCTTTGTATGACAAGAAACAAGGTACACCGGAAGAGCAAGACCTATTCCAAGACACACTTGATGCTGTTAACGCAGCAAAGTACTCACCTGGTCGCTTTATTGCAAACCTATTTACTCCTGAAAAGTATGAAGGTTCTGGATTCTTTTACAAGACAGTATCGGGAGCAGTAGATGCTGCATACCGTGTCTTTGCTGATCCACTTATCGTCGCTGGTAAGGCTAAGAAGTTATATGACCTTAGCAAGTACTCTGTAGAAGTTATTGCAGGTAGTGCTGTTCGTGATGGCGTAGCCTTTGCAAACTACTTTGACCAGCCAAAGACTATTGATTTCTGGAATGACTACGGCTCAAAGCTCAAGTCATACCGTGAAGCAGACAAAGTAGGCAACACAGTAGAGAAAACACGTCTCATCGAAGAGATGAAGATACTTGCACCCGAGTTTGGTCCTGCAGTTATTCAAACATTTAACAAAGCAGATGAGCCAATTCAAGATGTGCTCACAGCTAAGGCTTTCTTTTCCAATGCAAAGCAAATGGATGAGATGGTTAAGGGTGCAGGTGGTCGTCGTCGCATCATTGCGCCACGTATGACAGAGGCTCGCAAACTACGTGTTGCATCTTTGACTCAAGTCAACAAAGTATTTAACATTGACAAGGTTGGACCAGCCCTAGTTAACGCATCATTCTTTGGTGAAGATGCAACAGATGCTGGTATCTACAAGGCTGTAACAGAAGGCAAAGAGGAGATCGTACAATCTCTCAATGCACTCAACAAGACCAAGAAGGTCGGAGTTGCACGCTTCTCAGTAGCAGATATCAATGTCCGAATTGACCGCTTTAAGCAACGCTTTGCTATTGCACCGATGTTTAGAGACAACGAATTTGATCTGCTAGATCCTAACGCTGCAGATTATATGTACCGACTTGCTCGCTTGGTATTCCCACAACGTGAATCTAAGTTAGTAGCAGAAACCTTCCGTGGTATGGAAGACCTAGGACAACGTAAAGAATTTTATTATGGCCTTATGGATAACATCACAGATATCCGTGGCATCAATACGACTGAGCCTACAGAAAGAACTGGTCGCCTTATAGCAGGCAAAGGTAAGTCTAAGTTTGATAACACTGGTGAAGAGCTAGATGAGGTCGGTGCATTTGCTACAGACTTTAACAGCAAGGTAACAGTACCTACTCTAGTAGACATTGACCGTCTAACTGCTCGTAGCACTATCGGTCAGAAGATTCTAGGACCAGTTGCTAACAGTGAGTTTCTTGAGAAGACTGTGGGTTACTGGTCTTTCCTAACCCTTGCTGGACCACGTTATGCTATCCGTAACTCAATTGAAGATTTAATGGTTAACCTTGCCATTGGTGAGTCTCCTTGGGGACTTGCCACTAGCCGTCGCTTAACTACACGTGTATTAACATCACTGCAAGAAGCAGGTAAAGCAGGAGGCTTTGAAGGATTAGCCAAT